CTTTTCTATATCCCATAAGGGTTTTAGCGAACTGGCGCTAACTGGCCACGATTTACCCCGATTGGAAACGACCACGCACAGTAGTGACCGATCAGCCGCTACCGAGATTGGGGCTTTTGCTAAAAACATTTTGGGCGTGGATTTAATGCCGTGGCAGTTGCGCGCATTGCATGGCCAAACGTGTGTGGGTGATGACGGCGCTCGGTCTCGAGTGTCGCTGGTTTCAGTTGCCCGGCAAAACGGTAAAACCGTTGCTATTGCTAGCCTTATTGGTTGGTGGCTTGCGACGCAGGGAAAAGAGCGCGGCCAACCGCAAACCGTTATTAGCGTTGCGCACAAATTAGATTTATCTACCGCGCTATTTAATTATTTGGCGCCAGTACTTGAAGCCAAATTTGGTGCCGAGGTTTCGTGGTCTTATGGCCGGCAAAAATTAACTATGCCCGACGGCAGCGTATGGCATGTTAGGGCGGCTACGCCCGGTGCTGGCCACGGTTACAGCGTGGATTTACTAATAATAGATGAGGCATGGGCGGTGTCAGAGGAAGCCATAGACCAAGGCTTATTACCTACGCAGCGCGCACGCAAAAACCCGTTATGCAGCATGTGGAGTACGGCGGGCGATCAGACCAGTACAGCCATGTTGCGTTGGCGAGAACAGGGTTTACGGGCAATAGATGACGGCAAACCGGGTACGTTGTATTTTGCGGAGTGGTCGCCCGACCCGGCAACCATGGATTTAATGACCCCTGCCGCGTGGGCGTATGCAAACCCCGCACTTGGGTACACGTTAGAAATGTCGGTAATACAAGGCGAAAGCGAAGCACCCAACCGTAACGCCTTTTTAAGATCGTCGGTTAATACGTGGGTTGCTACCGCCGCTGGTTGGCTTGAGCCGGGCCAATTTGCCGCATGTTTAACCACCGATACCGCACCCGCTGGCGGTGTTTTAGCGGTAGAGGTTGGCGAGGATAACGCGCAATTTTATGGCGTGCGTGCCGTGATCTCGGGAACTAAAACCCATGTAGTAACCGCTTTTGTGGCCGACACCATGGCCGAAATGTGGCGCCATGTTGAAAACGAAATAGCAAAAGCACCAACCTTAAAACTGGCTATTGTGCCGTCGCTTGAGGTACATTGCCCACCGCATTTAAGCCGGCGTAGCGTAATCGTTGGGTATCGCGAGTTAAACCGTTGGACAGCCGCCGCACGGTCAATAATTCTCGAAGGCCGATTATTGCATAACGGCGAACATTTACTAAGCGAACACGTCGAGCGCGCCGTACTGGTAAAACATAATGGCAATATAGTTATTTCTAGCCAGCGATCACCCGGCCCAATTTGTATGGCACGCGCTTTAGTATTTGCGGTTGCGTTGGCTGGTAAACCTGCCGCAATCGGCAAACCGATAATCGTTAGCGCTAACCGCTAATGTTGCCTACGGCGCCGGTTGGTTGTATCTAGCCTTTTCGTCGGGAACTGATCTAGACCCAGCCGGTGCCACCAAACATTTAACAGATATGGCAAACTAAACCTATGGCCCTTTTCAACCGTGCAACCACCGACGCCGCGCAACCCGTAGTAAAGGCCGCCGCCGGCAGTAATGCTGGCATGTCACAAATAGACAATTTTTATGCGTACACGCAAGGCAATACACGCCAACGCGCAATGAGCGTGCCAGCGATCACCCGCGCACGCGACCTTTTGGCAAGCGTAATTAGTTGTACCCCGCTAATTATGTATAACGAAATTTGGAACCCGGTTGATCGAGAAATGGAAGAAATAGAAATAGCACCGCGTAGTTGGTTGCGACGTCTCGACCCCGCACTACCAAACGCCACACTATTTGCGTGGTTATTTGACGATTTATTTTTTACGCAGCGGGCTTTTCTCGCAGTCACAAAACGTAGCGCCGACGGGTTTCCTATGTCGTTTCAGCGTATGCCTAGCGCAATGGTGCTTACACAAGACCAAGCAGGCCCGGTGTTTTTTGCGCCGTCTAAACAAATTATGTTTAACGGTTTACCAGTAGACCACCGCGACGTAGTGCAATTCATTAGCCCTATACAGGGTTTGTTATACACAAGCCCTAACGCCGTTTTGACGTCGCTAAAACTTGAAGGCGCCCGGTTGCGATCAGCCGCTAACAGTTTGCCAAACGGTGTATTGCGGCAGGTTGGCGGCGAGCCTTTAAGCGCCGAGGAATTGCAACAATTATCGCAAAGTTTCGAGGCAGCGCGTGTGACAAATACCGTGGCTGCTCTAAACGAATTTGTAACGTACACAGAAACTACAACAGACCCCAGCAAACAAATGTTGGTAGAGGCCAGCGAGTACCAAGCGCTCGAGGTTGCAAGGCTCGCAAACTGCCCGCCTTACCTTTTGGGCGTCGCTACTGGCAGTTACAGTTACCAAAACAGCACACAAGCACGGCAAGATTTATACATGTTTGGCGCAAAATTGTTTATGGACTGCATTAGCGAAACACTTAGCGCCGACAATGTGCTACCACGCGGCACATACGTAAAATTTGATATTGACGATTACCTAAGCGAAAACTATTTATTGGATAACAGCGACGTAGAAATAAACGACACCGCAGAAACCGGAGTAATGCCCAATGCTTAAATTAACTCAACAGGAATTAACGCTCGACGCAGCCGGCCCCGACGGTATGCCACGCCGTACCCTTGCCGGGTTGGCGCTGCCCTACAACGTCGAAGCAACGGTAAGCGACGGCACCAAAGTAATGTTTTTGCCGGGAAGCCTTAACGCTGGTGGCAAAATGCCCAAACTGTATTTGGGTCATGACAGCACGCAGGCCGTGGGTTTGGTTACGGCCATGGTGGATACACCGGGCGGCATGCTGTACGAGGCCCGCATTAGCGAAACCAGCCTAGGTAATGAGGCGCTGGTATTGGCTGCCGACGGCGTTTTAGACGCGGTAAGCGTTGGCGTAAACCCAACCAAATTTAGTTACGACGAAAACGGCACCATGGTTATTGCCGAGGCGTCATGGCAGGAATTATCCCTAGTGCCATTTGGTGCATTTGCTGGCGCGTCGGTAGATCGCGTGGCGGCCAGTATCCACCAAGAGGAAACCGAAGTAGTGTTAAATAGTGAACAGGAACCCGTAGAGGAGATTAACGAAATGTCACAGCCAGTAGAAACCCCAGCAGTAATCGAAGCGGCACCAATGGCGCAACCATTGTACGCGCAACCACGCAGTTTTAAGTTGCCAACACCAAGCGAATATATCGCAGCGTCAGTACAAGGCGGCAGCGTATTTGCAGAATTGAACGCACGTATTCAAGCAGCAGCACCAAACATTACAACCGGAGACACCCCCGGCATTTTGCCAGAGATCATTACCGGCAGCGTGTACGACGGACTAAACCCAATCCGCCCATTTGTTACCGCAATCGGCACACGCGCAATGCCACAATCAGGCGCAACATTTCGCCGCCCAAAAATTACGGTACGCCCAACAGTTACGCAACAGCCAACAGGCCAGTTGAACACGCTCGACCCAAGCACCGTAACCGTTGCAAATAACGACATTTCCAAATTAACTTTTGGAACCTATGTCACCATGTCGGAACAGGATCTCGACTGGACAGACCCAAATTCTGTAAATATCGTGTTATCGCAACTCGCAATCGCCTACGGTCAGGCCACCGACAATTACGCCGTAGATACTTGCTATGCGGCAATTTCGCAAAGCGAAACTATTACAGACAAAACAAAACCCGAGGATTGGCTCGCCGCAATTTACGGCGCTGCATATCAGATCAGCAACACAAGCAACTACTTGCCAACTCATCTTTTCCTAAGCCCTACCGCATGGTACCGCCTTGGAAAATTGACGGACACGGAAGGCAACCCAAGTTTCCCGTTTGTGGGTTCAGCAAACATGCAAGCAGTAAACGCGCTTGGCACTATGTCGGCTACTTCATGGAACGGCGCACCGTTGGGCCTTATTGCAGTAGTTGATAAGAACATGGCAAGCGATACCGCGTTTGTTGGTCACGCTGCCGGCGACGCCGCAGGTTTCGAGTTTTACGAACAGCAAAAGGGTGCAATTTCAGTAGACGTACCTAGCACGCTTGGCCGCACAATCGCTTACCGCGGTTATGCAGCAGCGTTTATGGCAGACGCTACTAAATTCTGCAAACTCGTTTAATCGGAAAAGAGGCCAGTTATGGCCGCTTACACGGTCACACATAAACAGTTACTTAGCAATTATGCGGTGCTGCAAACACTTACACCTAATGATTTAGTTGTTGGTGGAACCTTTACGGTTGGTTCAGTTGCAGCGCCGTTTAATGGCACGTTCACGGTTTACGATCTACCCGAATATTTGTTTATTGGCGTAGACGATCAGGGCGACCTACTTTTTAATTACGAAATACCAGTACCCAACCAAGTGCTTTACGCTTGCACCGGTACCGACGTACAGCGCACCGCGTCTACTGGCACCATTACATTTACCGAAACTTGCACATGGATTACAGCCGGGCAAATTGAGGATTGGCTAGGCATTGGTACAGCGTCGGCATTAGATACCGCGTTTTTAACCCAATGCGCTTTAGCGGCTAACAGCCTTGCATTTACTCGACGCCAAGAGGCCGGCTACATTGACAGCCTTACCACGTCACCTAACGGCCAAGTAACTTTAGGCACCATTTCGCTTGGCGGTTTCTTTTATAGGCAGCGCGGCGCGGTAACAGATTTTGCCACGTTTGACGGTATGAGCGCTGGCGCGTCGGTTGGTTTAAGCCCGGCAATCAAAATGCTTTTGGGTATTCCTAAACCAGCGGTGGCATAATGCCAGTTGCCTACACCGATCTATTTAATGAGGCGCTAGACGATCTCGCTACCACGCTAACCACGGTCACTGGTTTGCAAGTGGTAACAGACCCCCGCAACATTGTGCCGCCATGCGCGTTTATAGACGCCCCCACGTTTAGCGTGTATGGCGGTGGGGGAAACATTGTGCAAATGACCTATACGGTACGCATTATTACCCTTGGCCCCGGCAACCTTGACGCGCAACGCAACCTTATGCACTTAGCCAGTTTGGTGCTAGGTAAAAACGTGGCAGTAACCAGCGGGCGCCCAACCATTGCCATAATCGGCGGCGCCGAAATGCCAGCCTATGATTTAACTATTGAAATGCAAGCCCAAACCAGTTAGGACTACACCCCATGCGTTACACGATCATTAGCCCAAGGCTCGGTACACCCGGCACAGAATACGACGCCGACGGCGCCGAGGCCAACGGTATAAACGTGGCCGCGTTGCTCGAAGGCGGGCTTATTCAGCAATCCGCAAACGAAACCCAAAAACCTGCTAAAACTAATAGCAAGAACACACCAAAGGATTAAAGCACTATGGCAACCAGCACTTACCTAAGCAACCCAAACGTAACCGTTAATAGCGTTTCGCTACAAGACCAATGCCACGGCTTGGTTTTTACGCGCACCATTGAAGCGTTGGAAAGCACCGCATTTGGCAGCACGTCACGCGTTTACACGTCGGGCCTCGAGAATTCAACCTTGCAACTTGACCTTTACGCGTCGTTTGCAGCGTCAGAAACCTACGCCACGCTAAAAAGTTTGGTGGGCACGCAAGTAACCGTTTCATGGTCGCCGTCAGCAACCAGCCCGGGTACTGCCACCAATCCAACCATGACACTAACCGGGGCCTATTTGGAAGCCATACCATACACAATGGCCCTAGGCTCGCTCGGGGAAGTAAGCGTAACCTTTACCGGCGGGGTGTACTCGGTACTCGAAGTTTAATTAAAGCCGGCAACGGCCCGACACGAAAGCAGGTTAATAATGCAACTACGACTAAAGGCTACGTTTAACGACGGCAGCACAAATGAAGTAACGACTAACTTAATGACCATTGTTAGTTGGGAACGCAAATATAAGCGCAAGGCGTCAGAAATGGCGCAAGGCGTGGGCGTCGAGGATTTAGCGTATTTGTGTTACGAGGCAACACGTTTAAGCGGCACTACGGTACCCGGCACACTTGACCAGTTTATTAGTTTGCTGGCGTCTATTGAAGTGGTAGAGCAGGCAGACCCAAAAGCCTAAACGGCACGGTGCGTAGAGCGCTGGCCGAAATTTTAGTAGCCACAGGGTTTTGGCCTAGTGAAGTAACATTTGAGTTAGACGATATGCACGCCACCATTGAAATACTGAACAAACAACGCGGCGGTAAGTAATGCCAGCGCGCGCGTCAGTACAAGTATTGGGCATTAAAGAGGCGTTAAAAGAGTTAAACGATTTTGATAAACAGTACCGCCGGCAAGTAACTAAAGACATACAGGGCGCGGGCGAACAGATCATTAGCGAAGCGCGTAGCATGGTGGCCCATTTTGATAACAGCAAAGGTAACGGCGCCCCATTGTCGGGTATGGTTCGAGGCAATTTGATTAAAGGCCGCGAGACGTCATGGCGTACCGACGCAGTACAAAAAGGCTTTAAGGTAAAAGTCGGTGTACGCGCCAGCAAGGAACGCTACGTAAATTTTAACCGCACTACCGACGGCGTAATAACCCACCAAGAGCAGGTGGTATTTGGTAGTAAGCCATATCAGTTAATGGTTATTCAACAGGCCAACGCAGCGGGCGCGATCTATGACCATGCCGGGCGTAATACAAGCAGTATGTTTGTTAGCAATCTAAATGCCGAGGTAGGCCCGCAACCGCGTGCAATAGATAAAGCAGTAGAAAATAACCGTAGCGCGGTAGAACAAAAAGTGTTAGAGATCGTAGACGCGGTAAGCGCAAGAATTAACCGAAAACTGGCGGTAACCCATGGCAATTAACATACCGATTATTTCGAGCCTTGACGGCGACGGATTTAAGAAAGCCATTACCCAACTAAAAGCGCTCGAGACTAATTCAGAGCGCGCCGGGTACATTGCGGGTAAAGCGTTTTTGCCAGCCGTTGCAGCCATGGGCGCCCTTACCGTGGCAGCCGGGTACAGCATTAAAGCCGCCGTAGAGGACAGCGCCGCACAAGCCCAATTAGCCAAGACCTTACAAAACGTGGTGGGTGCTACCGACGCACAAGTAGCAGCAACCGAAAAACAAATCAGCGCTATGCAAATGGCTACCGGCGTGGCCGACGATCAGTTACGCCCGGCTTATGCGTCGTTAGTTTTAGGTACACAAGATTTAGAAAAAGCCAATGAAGCCCTGCAACTGGCTATGGATATTTCAGCCGGCACCGGCACAGACCTAGCAAGCGTTAGCGACGCGTTAGCAAAAGCGTATGGCGGCAATTTTAAGGCGCTACGCCAGTTAAGCCCACAGTTATACGCCATGATTAAAGACGGCGCCAGCCTTGATACCGTTATGGCAACGCTGGCTAAAACATTTGGTGGCTCGGCAGCCGTTGCAGCCAACACCGCGGAAGGCAAATTTAAGCGCTTAAACGTCGCATTAGGTGAAGTACAAGAAAGCATAGGGTTGGCGTTACTGCCAGCCGTCGAGGCGGTGCTGCCATACCTAATTAGGTTTGCTACATGGGCACAAGATCACGTAGGTACCCTTATGGCCGTAGGTACTGCCATTGCCGCAATCAGTACCGCGCTAATTGGTTTCAAGGCCGCGCAAGTAATTGCTAACGCTGTAACCGTAGTAACTACCGCGCTTAATTGGGGGCTTGCCGCGTCGGCTGCCGCAGCCAACACCGCGCTAACCATTGGCGTTGGTGCTGCCGCAATCGCAGCCGGGCTGGTAGTTGCAGCGGGCGCGTTTCTCACGTTTAAGGCTGCAACCAAAACCACGGTAGAAACCATAAAACCGTTTGGCCCACAGTTAAGCGAAATAAATAACGGCCTTGGCCCATTGCCCCCAGCGTTAGAAAAAACGGGTGGCGCGGCAAAGAGCATGGCAGACAAAATAAAAGAAGCCAGCGACGCGCTAAAGAAGTATTTAGAAACCGCGCTAGCCGACGCCAAAACCCAACTTATAGACGCACAAGAAGCGTTTACCGATTTTTCTACCAGCGTTAGCGACAGCATTAAAGACGCGTTTAGTTTTGCCGACGCTAAAGACGCAGGCGACGAAACAGGCGCCGGGTTTCTACAAGGGTTGCGCGACCAAGTAGCCGGCATAGTCAAATACGGCAACGACGTTAAAACATTGCTTACCATGGGATTAAGCCAGCAAGCATTACAAGCCGTGTTAGACGCTGGCGGTGAAAGCGGCGCGGCCATTGCAGCCGAACTAATCGCGGGTGGCTCGAGCGCCATTAAAGAAACCAACGATCTAGTTATGGCAGCCGAAAACGCAGCCGCCACTATTGGCATACAGGCCGCCCAACAATGGTTTGGCGCCGGCGTGGATAATGCAAAATCTTATTTGCAGGGTGTCGAAGCCGCATTTGCGGAAGCCCAAAAACGACTAAAAGCCAAGGGCCTTAAAATTGCAGACCTTAAGGGAATTAGTGCAGGGTTTAGCGAAGCGATCACTCGCCCTATGCCGGCAGTAACCCCGATACAAACAGGGCAAAGCATGGGCGTTACCGGTGGCGGTGATATAACTATTAACTTGTCTACCCTTGTGCCAACCGCACAAACTGGCGAAGTAATCATAAATTCAATACGCGCATACAATAGGGCGGCAGGCCCCGCCAACATTGCGGTTGCCTAATGGCTACGTCAGTAATAGCCAGCGGAGACTATGAACTATTCATAGACACAGGTTTTAAGTTAGACGCATTTACATTAGATAGCGCAACTAAAGGCCTATTGAATAACACACAATACGTTTTAGACGGCACTACCGAATTTGCCCCAATGCTTGAGTACAGCAAAGCGGTAAGCATTAACCGTGGGCGTCGAGAAATAGGCGACCAATTTAGCGCCGGCACCATGACGTTTACACTTGATGACACGCTGGCAGGCGGCATATTAAACCCGCTTTACACAAGCAGCCCCTATGTAGACCCTACCGGGCAATTCACGTTAGCCCCATTGCGGCGCGTATCGTTTGGCCGTTACGACAGCACCAATACGTTTATAGCGTTATTTGTAGGGCAGATCGTAAACTATGACTATTCCTACGAATTAGGAAATAACAACATAGTTACCGTGTATTGCGCCGACGATTTTTATTTACTGGCCCAAACCACAATGGCCGAATTTAACGTATCCGAGGAATTAAGCAGCGCCCGCCTAACAGCCGTATTAGATTTACCCGAAGTTGCTTACCCGGCAGCCAGCCGAAACATTGCTACCGGCACCCAAACTTTAGGCGGTGCTGCCGCTTACACCGTTGCCGACGGCACCAACGTAAAGGCTTACATTGACCAAATACAGGCTGCCGAGCAGGGCCGTATTTTTATGTCGCGCACAGGGGTAATAAATTTTGACGCTCGAATAGGTAACACGTTAAGCGGTAGCGTCGCCGATTTCCACGACGACGGCACTAACACCCCGTACAACAATTTGGCTATAACCTATAACGCCGATCAGATCATAAACCGCGCCAGTATTCAACACCTAGGCGCGACAAGCCCACAAGTAGCCGACGATTTAGCCAGCCAAACCAAGTACCTAATCCAAAGCACAAGCATTACCGACAGCCTTTTACATAACGATACAGCGGCGCTGGCGCTTGCTAACTACCTATTGGTTGGCGAACCCGAGCCAACCTATACCGGGGTACAAACCGATTATCTCATGCTCACTACCGCGCAACGCGAAACCTTAGCCCTAGTAGACATTGGCGACACAATCACCATAGAAAACACGCTAACTGGCGGCCCCGTAGCCCAAGAGTTAAGCGTCGAAGGCATAGAACACCGCATAGATTTTGTGACCGGCCACCGCGTCACCTACTACACGGCCCCTACGGTAATTGTTTACGAACTAATCTTAAATGACCCCGTCTATGGCACACTCGACGGCTCAAATGCTTTAGGATAAGGGGCACTATGGCTACACCGTTTCCGTTTGTCGCGTCGCAAATACTCACCGCAGCGCAATTAAATTCTATAACCGAACTACCAATTAACGCCAAAACTGCTAGCCACACGCTAGTTGCGGGTGACGCTGGCGCTCGAGTGCAAATGACTTCAGCAAGCGCAACCACCATTACGGTTAATGCGTCGGTTTTCAGCGCGGGCCAATCGGTTTACATTTACAACATGGGCGCGGGAACGTGCACGATCACGGCAGGCACCGCAACAGTTACTACAACAGGTTCACTAGCGCTGGCGCAATATGGGGGTGGCACGCTTTTATTTACAAGTGCTAGCGCTGCTACTTTTTTTAGCGGTGGCGGTACTGGTTACGGTATCGCCTCGGGTGGAACATCGTCGAGCATTACAGACGGCGGCATAAGTTACACATTGCTAACCTTTAATAGCACCGGAACTTTAACAGTTTCTAAAGCGGGCTTTTTTCAATTCTTTATCGCCGCGGGCGGCGGTGGCGGCGGGTACAGTCCACACGCAAGCGGCGGCGGCGGTGCCGGTGGAATTTTGCAGCCCACAATTTATTTACCAGCAACGACCTACACGCTTACCGTTGGTAGCGGTGGCGCTGGCAAAGTAACTAGCCGAGGCGACGGCGCTCGAGGTGGAAATAGTTTTCTTGCAGCGCCAATAAATGTTTTAGCGCTTGGCGGCGGCGGCGGTAATGACAATGGTTTAGCAAACACTACGCTTGCTTGCGCGGGTGGTAGCGGTGGCGGTGATCGTGGGCTAGCGGGTACTGGTGTTGGTCAAGCAATTGCAGATGGCCAAGGGAATAACGGGGCAGCGGGAACGGGTGACACTACGGCGGCGGGCGGCGGCGGCGGTTATTCGTCAGCGGGTAGCGTAAAAAATGGCGGCACCGCGCTTACTAGCACGTTTAGCGGGTCGTCAGTTGGTTACGCAGGCGGCGGCGGCGGCGGGGTTAATGGAGTGGCCGGCACAAACGCCGGCGCGGGTAATGGCAGTAACGCAACGGCCAACCGTGCTGGCGGCGGTGGGGGTAATTCAGCAAACAGCAACGGCGGTAATGGTGGTTCGGGTTTAATTATGGTGAGGTTTGCATAATGGCTAATTTTGCGGAATTGAAAAATGGTTTTATTTCTAACGTAATCGTTATTTCTAACAACGACTGTAATGATTTGCCGTTTCCGGAAAGCGAGCCAGTAGGGCAAGCATTTATAGCGTCGTTAGGTATTACTGGCGATTGGTTGCAAACTTCATACAATGCTAATTTTCGTGGTGTGTATGCAGGAATTGGTTACACATTTGACGCGTCATTAGGCGAGTACGGCGAATTCGTAGCACCGCCGCCAATAGAGCAATGAAATGGCGTTATTTTGTCGGTTACGCGCTACTTGTAGCGGTAGTAGTTTGGGGTTGTAGTGGTTGCACGGTTTCTAAAACAAATGTTGAATACAAATGTTTCACTAAGGCCGCCTGTGAATAAAACACCTGAACAACAGCACGCAGGGCTAATAGTTTTTGTTGGCCGTCTAATGGCTATTTGCTTTTCTTTTACCGTTATGGCGTTTATTTACGGCATTTTGTTTGTAGATCAGCCAACCGAACAGGCACCAACTGACGCGCAACTAATTGACCTTTTAAGCACGTTGCTAGTGTTTCTTACTGGCACACTTAGCGGGCTAGTGGCGTCAAACGGGCTAAAGAGTAAGCCGGGTAGCGGTGAACCCACCAATTAAAAAACTTGTATTGCCAGCCAGTTTGATACACGTTAAACCCGGTGAACTACCAGCCAGCCTATTAGTAGACGTTAAACCGTTTGGCAAACTACACCCGCTTGCTGCCAACGCATACAACGCAGTAAGAGCCGCCGCATTTCAAGCAGGGCTAAAACAATTTAAGCCAACTAGCGCGGGCGACACATACCGCAGCATTGCGTTACAACGCCAAGGGTTTTTAGCGCGCTACCAATTAGAACCAATACCGGGCGTTAAACCTCGAGTGTACGAAAACAAAAACTATTACCTAAAGCCGGGCAACGCGCCAATGGCCGTACCCGGTACCAGCCGGCATAACCTTGGTTTGGCCGTAGATTTTGCCAACATGTCGGGCGATACGTTTACTTTTATGTGCGAACATGGGCCGCGTTTTGGTTGGTCACTTGAAGTAATGCCAGCCGAGCCGTGGCATTGGTTTTACTGGCCCGGTGATCGCATACCGCCAGCAGTAACCCAATACCTACAAGGAATTGCGCCAGTATCCCCCACCGCGTAACACGCGCCTACTACCGTTTTGCTACCGACGAAAAGAGGCTTACAGCGCATGACCGAACTACAAACCTTTATCTATGAAGCATTTGTAGGCAGATTAGAAAACGGCCAGCAAGTGTTAGTACAGATTTTTAGAAACCCGGACACACTCGACGTATTGCATAGCCAAATAGCGTTTAAGACCGTTGCCGGCGGTACATGGCAAACGCCCTACACATTGGAGAAACTATGAACCCTTTTAGCATTAAAATTGCGTTTACCGCATTGTTTACCGTTTGCGCCGCTGGCATTGCGCTAGCCCTACCAGCGTCACCCACAAGCGCACCAAGCCGCCCCGTAAGCCCTACAACCGTTTACGAGGCAACCCCACCAACTACCACAATGCCCCCATACGTGAACACATGCACGCAGGTAGCCGTATTAGCCCTAGCCGAGGGTTTACCTCAAGATCAGTTAGAGACAGCGCTACGCGTTGCCGTGCGCGAGAGCCGATGCACCGAGGATGCGTTTAACGGCACCGATACTAAAGGCGGTTCCCGTGGCGTTTACCAAATTAACGGGGCGTGGTGCGTGCCAAACGAGTACTGGCCTATTGGCTGGCTACAGGCCAAGGGCATACTTGAGACGTGCGACGATCTATTTAACCCAACAATTAACACTCGAGCCATGGTTGCTATTTGGCGTAACAGCGGTTGGTTACCATGGAATACAGCGAAGTAAAACAGTACATAGACCCCGATAACTCACTAAGCGAGGAAAGCAGACGCATGTTAGACCCGACAGCAAACGCAATGGCAAAACACCAAATGGCCGTATTTGACCTAATAGACGAAATATGCAGACCCGCACATATTCCCTACAAGCCCAAGCACGCAGACCTAATAGCGCGCTTAAAACTGCTAGCAACTGACCTAGACCTAAGCGGTGACGAGGCAGGCTGGCAGGCTATTAGCGAGGCTGTAGAGGCGTTAGGCGGCTGAAATGACGCTTATTACGCTTACACCTAAACAGGTATTAAATGCGCGTGACGTGGCCTACAAAAAGGCTATGGAGTGTGAAGCGGGCAAAATGAAAAACCGTTACAACGTGCCGGTAGCCAGTACAAGTTACGACCGACACTTAAAAGGCTGTTACGGCGAACAAGCCGTAGCTGCATACCTTGGCGTCGAGTGGGGTTTTACCGCCTATGACCCCAAGGCTAATGACGTGGCAGGTTACGAGGTGCGCGCCACATACCATGCCAACGGGCGTTTGCTAACCCATGCCGAGGATAAAAACGGGCTATACATTTTGGCGATCATTGACCGCGACACCTACACGGTGAACCTTGCCGGCTGGTCAAACCTCAAGCGTTGCAATACGCAGGGCCGTTGGGCTACTGACCTACCGTTAGCGTGCTACGCCATGCCACAAGCCGAGTTATGGCCTATGGAAATGTTGCCCGCAACCGCGCTATACGCATCTGCTATAAATAACTAATTCACCCGACTAACAGAAAGCCCCCGACCATGAAACCATGCCGCAAGTGTGGCGTAATTACATACGCCTACAAAGTAAGTAAAACGCAAGAACACTATTTGTATTTTCACCCCGGCACATGCAAAAAGGATTGGCGCTAATGGCCTTTAACATTGATAACTACGTAGACGTACCAACACGCCTAGCCGAAGCATTGAAGCGTTACCCCGATCTACGCATACAAGAAACCGCAGCCGAAGTAGTGACTATGCCGGATGGCTCGACGTTCTACCGTTGCACGATCACCGTTTGGCGCGACGCCAGCGATCTAATCCCGAGCATTGCTACAGCTGCCGAGCCTTACCCGGGCAAAACCCCGTACACCAAAAACAGCGAATTCATGGTAGGAATGACCAGCGCGTTAGGCCGTGCGTTGGGTTACATGGGTTTTGGCATAAACAAAAGCATTGCCAGCCGTAACGAAATTGAAGCACGCCAAGACCCCGGCAAACCTGATGCACAAATAGCACCAATACGGCGCGAAACATCTAGCGCGCATCCTAAACAGGCCAGCCAAAAACAGGTTTACTTTATTAAGTCATTGGCTAAGGGCGCGGGGTTTGATGAACCAGCGCTGCACGATTACATTGCAGCCACGTTAGATAGCGACGCTGTAACACTCGAGACATTAAACCCCGAGCAGGCTACGAGGGTTATTGACGCGTTAAAGAATTTGCCAAGTAGCAAGGCTGACTAATGGTTTATGCAGCGTTCAACATTATTGGTATTTGTATTGGTATTTGGCTAACCGTTTTAGTGATGATGAGGCAGGGCAAATGAACATAGAACAGCAACTAGAACTACTTACCCGCATGGTGCGCCTCATTGAGGAAATGCAACACACAGCCGATTACCTAGGCAAAGACAAAGTAGTAAGCCATTTGCGTTGGGCTACTGAACATTTGTCTAATGACATTTGGGCAAAAACAATACACAAGCATTACGGGCCAGCCAATGGCAATGCTTGAAGCACAGTTTAAGAATACGGTTATAGACATTGCTACCCGATATGGCTGGATGGTTCACCATGACCTACCAGCAATGAACAGGCGTGGCAAATGGGCTACACACATACAAGGCGATAGCGGTTTCCCCGATTTGGTGTTACTCAATAGCAAGGGTGTGCTAGTTTTCGCAGAACTAAAAACAGACATAGGCAAAGTACGCAAAACACAAGAGCAATGGCTCGAGCGTTTAGACCTTGCCGGCGTAATAGTTCAAGTGTGGCGGCCTAACCAGCTGCCAGTAATCATAAGATTTCTAGCAAGCGCATGACACTTACAGTAGGCAGCCTTTTTAGCGGTATTGGGGGGCTGGATTTAGGTTTAGAACGTGCAGGCATGCAAGTAATTTGGCAATCGGAAATAGATCCGTTTGCTTGCAAGGTATTAAAAAAACATTGGCCCGAGGTGCCTAATTATGGAGATATCAAACAAATTGACTGGGCAACAGTCACAAGACCTAACGTTATTTGCGGTGGATACCCCTGCCAACCTTTTAGCACCGCAGGAAAACGACGCGGAACCGATGACCCTCGACACTTGTGGCCTTGGGTTAGAACAGCCATTAGCGAACTACGACCCGACTACGCAATCTTGGAGAACGTCCAAGGACATCTCACTATGGGGGGATTACAAGTTATTGGAGAACTTGCCGAAATCGGGTATGACGCAGAATGGCGAATTGTTTCTGCAGCCGGCATGGGTGCGCCCCATAGACGCAACAGACTTATTATCGTGGCCTACCCCAACAGCCAGCGATTGGAAGGGTCGAGGCCCGAACAGCAAGCAACAGGGTTTACCGGAAGTAGTAAAAACTCGAATGGGTTTATGGCCGACGCCAACAACGCAAGAGGTGGAACACCCGAACGCAGAATTGACGGAAACGGGCCGACGCAAATCAAAAGACGGCAAGACCTCGCACAGTTTGGGGCTGGCGGACGCAGTACAAGTTTGGCCAACTCCACAGGCAAGGGATTGGAAGGGCCCGTCGGGCAGGTCAATGAAGGGATTAGAAACGGATTTGCCAATGGCGGTTCGGAAATGGCCTACACCAACAACAGTAGACACATTTACGCCCAAGTCGAGAAGCAACCCGACATTGGGAGATGCAGCAAGGAAAGCGGACAACTCCAATGGGAAACTGAACCCGACGTGGGTCGAGTGGCTAATGGGGTTTCCAACAGGGTGGACAAACTTAGAGGATTAGGTAACGCAGTAGTACCGCAAGTAGCAGAATACATAGGCCGTTTAGTTATGGCCGCACACAATAACTCATAGACCTAAACCATTTGCACGGTAGTTGGTGACACACGGAAACGTGGGTAGTACGCCATGCCCGTAATCATGCGCGACGAAATGATCGGGCCGCTGGCGTGGCAGGCTGTAAACATAATCAGCCAATGAGTAGTAAGTGGGTTCGGGTTAGGGCAACCCCGAGGGTGGGGCTTTAGCGCATTAGGCTTTACATGGTGTAAGCATTGACATACACATAACAAACATCGCAGTAAAGGATTAGCCCGGCATGATGACTAACCAACCAACACCAACAGCAAGGCGCTTGCGCCGCGCTAGCACAAGCCGTAGGCGCGTGAGCCATGCCAAGTAAACGCGAAGGGCCAAGACCTCGAGGGCAAGCAGACTACAAAAAGAATAAGCGCATACTGCTTGCAGAAAACCCATTCTGCCATTGGTGTAGCGCGCCAGCAAGCGAAGCCGATCACCTCATAGAGGTAGACCGCGGCGGTGATAACTCACTAGAAAACATGGTAAGCAGCTGCCGTAAATGCAATGCAGTACGTGGCAATAAGTACCGTGCAGCCCGTGACGCCGGCAGATTAGGTGACGCAACCCCAATGCCAGTAAGGGTTTCAGAACCTCAACACTCACAGCG